GTTGAAATCTTCCATGTTAAATTTGCCGGAGGAAATCAGACCAGTTTCCGATGAACGATTTAATAAAAAGAACAATCCCGACCTTAAATATGGGTCGTCGTATGAGTCCCATTTTTCCTGTAAGGTGTAGAACATTTTTTCATTCGAGAAAATAGGATGAGGTGCCAGCATACTAGAAAAGTATTCGGCATTTTCTGCAATAACATCTGGATTTTTTAAAGCGCAATCCCAAAAATCATAAATTGTTATTTTGTTTGTGTGCGCTTTAACTTTGCGACCACTTTCTGCCAAACTAAATTCTATTTTGCCAGAATATAATAAAAAAGAATCCACAACGCTACCGCGAGGGATTAGCTCTTTTACGATCTTGGTGCATTTAAAATCATATGGATCTTTAAGCGGTGTCTTCATTTGAAGTTAATTTTTGTAGACTTTCAAGTTGTTCTTGTAACGCCTGCACGTTGCTTTCGATATCAGGCTGTTGGGGTGCAGTTTCAATGTTTGTCTGCGCTTGGTGTAGAATGTAACCATTAATGATTGCATTAATATCACGCAAGCCCAAATCAATAGAAGCCATATCGACGCGAAGTTTTTCAATATTGCGGATTGTTGGTATACTCAAAATTTCATTTGGATTTCTTACCATTAAATCCAGAGAGTCCACCCTCTTTTTCATACTCTTTAACATGCGAACGACCTCGCCTTCTAAATCTTCAATATCAATTGAATATTGTATATTAACTCTTTGTGGCATATTATCCTCTTAATAGTTGAGGGCCAGAGCCTTGCAAGATTTCTTCAATAGTTGTTGGATCTCCAACTACAACGATTTCTGCACCACTTTGGCCTCGGTTAATTGTTAGTTTTGAAAACCTATGATCAGGACTCAACCCTTCCTTAATCATTCCGCTTTCGTTTAGTTCTTTTAAGCGAAAATCCTCTCTTATCATAACAACTTGATGTGGGTTGATAAAGATTTCTCTTAACAAAAAAGTTTGTCGAGAGGTGACCGCATTGTTGTTGCACACCTCTGTTAATTTAACTAACATTTATTCTCCTATGGGGTAGACATCTTTTGAATGAACAAAATGTTGTTGTCCTTTTACAAATACATTAATTAAGTGGTTCTGATCTAAAACTGTGGCAGTTCCCAAATAAATACCGGTGCATGGCTTATCAGTCTGAATATAGGCTTTCGCGGAGCGCTTGGCGGTCGGGTCTTGGACAGCAGTAGGGTTCCACAACACAACTGCTTGTGGAATGTGCAAAAGATCGCCCGCTTTCATATCCATAAAATCTATTCCAGTTGAATGATGCCATAATTAGTCGTGATTAAGGTTCCAGCACAACTGGCGGCATTTTGTAGTGCGGTTAATGTGACCTTCACAGGGTCAATAATACCAGCCTCTAACATATTAATTAGCTCGCCCGTGCGAAAATCAACACCATTATTCTTAGCGCCTTTTAAAACTTTGTTCACCATCAGATCGGGCGAAAGACCAGCATTCAACGCCATTTGACGGATAGGCTCCTGACAAGCGGCCACCACCACAGAACTACCAAGCACCTGTTCTTTACTATCAGTTTTAACACATAAAGAGCGTGCGGCGCGGAGGAGCGCCGTTCCGCCGCCTGGAACAATACCTTGTTCTTGTGCCGATCGGACTGCCTCTAAGGCGTCTTCAATACGATGCTTACGTTCGGTCATTTCTACTTCTGTGGAGCCCCCAACATGAATAACAGCAACCCCCGAAGAAAGGCGCACAATACGATCCTGTAAGCGCTCACAGGCGTTCAAATCATCAGTCTGTTCTATCTGTGCTTTAAGGGACGCAATCGTGCGTTCAACAGCTTCAAAATCACAATTGCCTCCTACTACTGTGGTAGTGTATTTAGAACTCTCAACAAACTTTGCAGAACCCAAGTCGGTCATACGCACATCAGCCAATTTCTGTCCACTTTCGCGTGTAATAAAAGTCGCACCTACGGATAGCGCAAGATCTGTTAGAATGGCGCGCCTTTCTTCACCGTAAGCTGGGGCCTTAATGCCTGCAATCTTTAAAGTACCGCGCATCGCATTCATAATCATAGCTGCCAATGCTTGACCATCAACATCCTCTGCTACAATAATAAGAGGGCGGCTTTCTCTCGAAATCATTTCGAGGATTGGAAGAATTTGTTCAACCGTATTAATTTTGTGATCGGTTACGAGAAATACAGGATCGTCATGATGCATAAAAGCTCGGCGCTCATCTGTAATGAAGGCTCCAGCGCAATATCCTGAGTCAAATTTAAAACCCTCGGTAATATCCAAAGTTGTGTCATGAGATCTAGACTCCTCAATAGTTATAGAACCATCTTGCCCTACACGATCCACCGCAAGAGCAATAAGGCGTCCAATAGTAGAATCATTATTGGCAGAGATGGTCGCAATATGTTCTATATCTTCCGTGCTAGTGATGGGCTTGGCCATTCTTTCAAGGTTTTTAGATGTTTCTCGCACCGCAAGATCAATTCCTCTTTGTAACTCAATGGGGGATATACCCGACGCAATAAACTTCTGCGACTCCTGCAAAATAGAGCGCGCTAATACGGTGGCCGTTGTCGTACCATCTCCAGCATCATTGTTCGTTTGAACCGCAGCTTGCTTGATGATCTGTGCGCCGGCATTCTCAAACGGATCGTCCAGCGCAACAAAATATGCGACTGTTACACCGTCCTTTGTAATAAACGGTTGTTTATCTTTCTCTTGCAATAGTACATTTCGACCTCTCGGCCCAAGAGTGGATGCTACATTATCAGCTAAAATGTTAGCACCACGAATAATCTTTTGTTGGAGCGTTTGATTATCATCATAAGCTCTGCTCATTAATACCTCGTAGTTATATTATTATTATAGTCGATTGACAGGGGTTTGTCAAGTTTATTTTTGATCTTCTTCTTTTTCACGCTCTTCGAGACTGGTAACAATCTCTTTACCTTGGTCGCGAGCCAGCGCGTTGGCCTGCGTTGCTTCGGACCGGTCGGGAGCGCTGAAATAGCGCCCAATGTTCTCAGAGAAATTCTTTGTAGTTTCAAGTAACTTCATCAAGTCTTCACCAATCTTTTCAATATAAATCTTGGACAACTCACTTACGTTAGCTGCCGATAAATTAATATCACCATAATACTCTGTATCCAATACAGGTTGAAGTTTAACGATCATCTCGCCCGAAAAACCCCACTGACTGCCGCCTTCGCGACTGCCCTCTATCAAGATTTCCTCTCTCATCAATTCTTTCTCTCTTTCGTGAAAAGAACCAAAGAAAGACTCATTTATTGTGCTCTGAGCATACTCAAAACCTCTATCAAAGTGTGTCTTTATTTCATCATCGTATTTCTTTTGAGTCTTCTTGTTCTTGGACCATAGCCCAGCGTCCATCAAAGTTTCATCTTCCAAAGTTTGACGCCACCCTTCAAAATCTGGGCCTTCTCCTCTTTGTGCCTCTTGTCCAGCCACCTCGGCGGCGCGATAAAGATTAGACCTTGCCCCTCTTTTTTGCTGGCCAGCGAAAGCGCCGGCGCCGTCTACCGAAGTAGGCTCTACGTCTACGAACTGCCCGCTGCTATCAAGGTTGTTATCAAACATTCCTCTACCCTCTGTGTAACCGGGGGTTTGGCTAAGTATCTGAGCCATTTGCAATCTCCATTCTGGGGAGTCTTCCCAGTTTGCGATGTGCTGTTTAAGAGCATGCGCCTGCTCACCGAGAAGTCGGAGGTTTACCGTGGCGCCTGATTGCACAAACGCATCTATGAGATTGTCTCTGCTTAATGTAAAATCCCAGATACCCAACTGAGATACATTATCACCTTGTACGTCCTTGTAAGCAACCAAATATTTAATCTCCGATACACCAGAGCCGCCCCTGATGAAAAGATAGTCTATTAGGTTTGTAAAACTGCCGTGGATATTGGTCCTGGGACTTAAAAGCTTCAAGCTCACAGGCACCTCTGTGTCGTCGGTCTCAGAGAACGCAACAAAATCCTCGATAGGTAGCGTGCCCCCCACACGACCAGAAATCTGCTTACCTCCCGTAAGCGCGGCCATAAAACTTTCAAACACGAACCCAGCAGAGGATTCATTATAGTCGTTAAGACAAGCCATAAGTGCCTCAATGATCTGCAACATATTAAGAACGGTATTGAGCTTGCCGCCGGGCGCTTTTCTCAACGCCTGCTCGGGGTCTAAGAAAGAATTGACATGCTGAATTCTGGCTCTGATATCTGGCTCTCTTGTGATTGAGTCAAAAATTCTAGTAATAGCAATTCGGGACTGACTGGTAGGGTCGCCCCACGCTTCGGTCGGGACAAGCTTTGGAAAGGGAATACTGAAATTAACTTGTCCGCCGTCTGAAACTGGTGGCGTTTCTTCGATCAACGAAGATGCTTGGGGTATGCTATCCATTATCTCCTCAATCATCTCCATCAAGAGATTGGGAGTGATGGCCAGCTTCTTTTCGTATTCTTCTTTTAAAATCTTTTGTAAATCTGACATTGTGTTTCCTTAGACTATAACGTCTGCAATACCGTACTCAACCGCTTCTTCTGCTGATAAATAGATATTAACTTTACGTTCCAGCATTTTTTTAAGCTTAGATTTTGTTAATTTGGTTTCAGAAACCAAACAATCAATATACATTTCTTGTAAGTTCTCGATTGCATCCATTTCATTAATCATATCATGGAGGCTTCCTTGATTACCCCCCATCACAGCATGAAGCATTACTCGACAGTTTTTACCAATATATCTGTGACCTTTTGTTCCAGCGGCCAAAATCAAAACACCAGCGGACATTACTTTGCCCAAACCAACCGTGTGGATTTCTGTCTCTTCTCTAACGATGCGCATCAAATCATAGAGCGCAAACATATCGTCAGCGTTGCCGCCGTAAGTTGAGAGATAAAAAAGAATTGGGCGGTGATATTTTATGTTGGGCTGTAAATGATTTAATTCATTTAAATAAATCAATGCGTGGCTGATCTCTGCGACCTTTTCTGCCTCGACCTCCGCAAATAAACCAATAGTTCTTAAGTCCGGTTCTTGTTTGAGGATTTGGGATATTAATGCTTCCTCTTCATCGTCTCTGAACAATCCTCTAAGTTTCTTAAACATCAAAAATCCCTCACTTTGAATAAGCATTAATAATTAGGTCTCTATTTTGTTCTAGGAACCTCATTCCAGATTCCCAATCTTCATAGTCAATCACTTCATGAAAAAAAGTAGGGTGCAAGCCCAATAATTGATCAATTGATTTTGTTTTAAAGTTTTTGATTTCAGTCTCAAGATTGTTCTCGTAAATCTTGATGTTGCTATCTGACAATCCTTTTTCATGCAGATCTTTTAAACACAGCGCCTTTGATACCTCGTAGCACTCTAGGGCGCGAGTTAAAAGAAACAAACTAAAAACATTCGCTGTTTGTAAAAGAACCACACTCAATCGGCTGGACTGTAAATAATAAAACGTCTTGCACGTCACATAGCCAAACACATACATTAAAAACATTGCGGTATAAGTCATTCTTACCACCCCCTAAAAAATAACCACCGGCTATGGAAGGCCAGTGGTTATATTTTAACACTCTCGTATTGTTTTGTCAACTACTTTGTTAGTCTTTTCATAATTCTTTCAGCTAGCTGATCGACCACTTCGGCTTGACTTGCTTCACGTTGAAGGCGCGCGGCAACGCGGCGGGCAACTTCAGCAACAATGTCATCTTCATTGGCTTCAGCGAGATCTTCGTCGGCTTCAGTGAGATCTTCGTCGGCTTCAGTGAGATCTTCGTCGGCTTCAGCCAATTCTTCCTCACCTTCTTCCAATCCTACACCAAGTTCTTCAGGTTCACCTCCTTCTGGGCCAGCAGGCTCTAGTGTAGGTTCATCAACGACAGGCTCCTCGACCGGCTCAACTTCTCCGGTGGGCTCTCCTTCGACTTCCATATCAACGCCGAGAACCTCTTTGGCGAGCACGCTCACCTCTTTCATAAACTCGGAAAATTTGTCGACCAATTCTGGATCGACTTCTTCAACAGGGACACCTTCGGGTTCGACACCCACTTCCTCGGGTTCAAGATCGCCCAGGTCCATCACATCGGCACCCTCTTCACCTGGCAACGGCTCATCGAGTTCTTCGTCGCGATCACCAGGCATGCTATAGGCAGCTTCTTCAAGGTCTGGGTCAGTAGCCATTTCTTCAATTCTTTCATCACTTATTGGATGCATTTCAGCGAGCTTCATGAAGCGGCGAAGTTCGCTCTCAGTTAACAAAGTCTTACGAGCCATTATAATAATCTCCTTGTTTATTTGCATAAACTCAACAATAAATAGTAATACAAATCCAAAGAAGCCCAAAAGTTAATAAGGTTTTTCCCGTAGATGTTTTTTTAACTTAGCAAATGCTTTAGTTTCTATTTGTTTTACTCTCGCAAAAGAAATATCCAGGCGTTCTGCTATCTCTCTAAGGGTCATTGGTTTTTGATCATTATTGTAAATAGCTATCAAGGTACAATTGTTGTCTTTTGAATAATCTACCCACATTCTACAATCATTTAAATGGCATTCGATATCTGAATCTTTACAGTGGCGCGCACAGATTGTTAGCCCATCATAGTTTTTCATAGCTCGGGATGTTCCTGTTCTATCAAATCAAAAATGTTTTCAATATCGCCGTCGTTTAACCCTAGGTCGTTTAACTTTTCTTGGCCCGCGGCGCGCAATCGTTTAGACTTCTTTTTTAGTTTCTGCGACTGTTCTTTCACACTATCAACATATTGTTGCAACACGGGATCATCTTCAATATAACCAGTAATAATAGCTCTAAAAAACTTTGATTGTTTAAAACCATCATGTTTTAGTTTAAGTATCAACTTGGCATGCCGATGCTCATTTTCTGTAAAGACTATTCGTTTATTTAATTTGCCGTAATCCACTTCATTTTCTTTACTCATTACCACTTCCTCGACAGAATGTGTGTTCTGCTCTCGGATAAACCGGATGTAGTCTGTCTTACAAACTGAGCCTTGGTTTGCAG